TGGGCTTTTTTCGAGGGAATTGCCCCCCCCCCCCCCCCCCCCCCTATTTTCCCACGCTCAACATTGTGGATGGATGGTTGTTCACTACCAAGAAGGTTAGTTGATTAGGACCGCTCGACGTCGGAGACGGCGAGCGGAAGGAAGCCGGCGGAGCCGGCATGGCACGGACGCACTGATCCCGCAGAGCACGACGCCGAGCGGGTCATTTTCACTAGGAGGCAACGGATGCCGACAAAGCGACGCACCTCCAAAACCACAGGAGGCTCACGTGATCACGGACGACAACGGACTGGCCTGCAATCGCGGACGACGGGGCGGCGGGACCATGAGGCCCGACGACCCCAGCCCCGCGGAGATCGAGCGGCTGTGCGAGCTCATTCGGCAGAGTTGGCCGGAGTGGCGGCTGAACCAAGGCCGCGAGGAGTGGGTGGTCCAAGAGCACTACGGAAAGCTCGCGGACACGATCCTCGGAGTGCACTGATCCGCGGTGCCAGCGGCGCCGCACTGCTTTGTGCTGACCGGCTTTCACGCTGCGTGGGTCTGACCGGCGACGGTACGGTCGACGAGGCCGACGACCTCGAGCTCGACGACCGCATCGCTCGTGGCGACCGCATGGTGGCCTATGACGTCATCGGTGCAGCCATCGACGAGCTCACCGCGTGGCGTGATGGACTGGGCGAGGTGCTCGCCGGTGCCGACACGCTCGCAAGAATCGCCGCGCTCGCGGCCAAGAAGGAGCGACGCGGATGTTGATTCTCGGCAGGAAGGTAGACGAATCGATTGTTTTTGAGGGCCTCGGCATCGAGGTCATGGTGTGTGCGATTGATCGAGGACGCGTGCGTCTCGGCGTCAAAGCCCCCCCGGGCGTGACGGTGCTGCGGCACGAGCTCCTCGAGCGGATGGATCCGTGGGTGATTCAGAAGAAACCAGAAGGAGTTGAAAGCAATGGCGACGAATTTCATGCCTGACCGGGCGGCCCGGTCGAGGTCGCAGGTGAACTGCGACCGTGGTGCTGCGATGGGAAGAGTGTTTCGAGTTGCTCGCGTGCTGGTGGCCGGCATGGAGCAGTTGGATCGTGGGCTGTATCGCGTGGAGCCCGGTGATGTTCTGGCGCTACGGACGGCGCTGGCCGAGGCTGCACGCATTGTTCGCAATGACGAAAGGAGCTCGACATGAGCGGAGTTTTGCAGATCACACGCGGCCGCCGCCAGGCGGCGGTCCGCGGGACGATTTATGGCATTGAGGGCATCGGGAAGACGACGCTCGCGACGCAGTTTCCGGCCCCCCTGGTGCTCGACACGGAGGACGGCACGAACCACCTCGACGTGGCCCGTGCGTCCATCCACGACTGGAAGAGCCTCACGCTGGCGCTCACTGAGCTCGCCGTGAACGCTCAGGGCTTCAAGACGATCGTGATCGACTCGGCCGACTGGGCTGAGAAGCTGCTCATTGAGTGGCTACTGAAGACGAGCGGCAAGAAGTCGATCGAAGACTTCGGCTTCGGCAAGGGCTACACGATGGTTGCCGAGCACTGGACTCGGTTCCTCGCGTCGTGCGACGTGCTGGTCGGCCAGGGCATCAACGTCGTGTTCGTGGCTCACTCGACGGTGAAACGAACCTCCCCCCCGGATCAGACCGACGGGTTCGACCGCTATGAGCTCAAGCTCACGAAGCAGTCGGCGCCGCTGCTGCGTGAGTGGTGCGACCTGCTGCTGTTCTGTAACTACAAGACCAAGCTGGTCGAGGGCAGCGACGGCAGGCTGAAGGCCACCGGCGGGAAGGATCGCGTGATGCACGCCGAGCATTCGGCGGCGTGGGACGCGAAGAACCGCTTCGGCCTGCCGGCCGAGATGCCGATGGAGATCGGCCAGCTGGCCGGGATTTTCGGCGCACCGACGGCAAAGCCGAAGGCTCCGGGCTGGCTCGACCGTGTCCGGGCCGCAAAGACGGTGGCTGAATTTGAGGTCATCTGCAACGAGGCCGACTCGGCCGTAGCGGCCGGCGACCTCACGCCGGAGCGCCGGGCGAAGCTCGACGCTGAAATCGCGAAGCGTAGCTCCGCAGGGCCGAAGGAGGTCGTGGCGTGAGGTACGCAAGCGTTTGCGACGGCATCGGAGCGGCCCATGTTGCTTGGAGGCATCTGGGCTGGGAGTGCGTATGGACGAGCGAGATCGAACCGTTTCCGGCCACGGTCGTCGATCACCACTTTGCGTTCAAGAACGTGGGCGACATGACCAAGATCACAGAGGAGATGCTTGATGAGCTCGGCCCAGTTGAACTTCTGGTCGGAGGAACACCGTGCCAATCCTTTTCAGTCGCAGGACTGCGAGGTGGCTTGGATGACCCGCGTGGCAACTTGGCCCTCCGATTCGTCCAGCTTGCTGCTGTCCTCAAGCCCGAATGGATCGTTTGGGAAAACGTCCCGGGCGTCCTCAGTAGTGGCAAAGGACGGGATTTTGGCACCTTCCTCGGGGCGTTGGGCGAACTCGGGTATGGGTTCGCATACCGAATTCTTGACGCTCAGTGGTTTGGAGTCGCCCAGCGCCGTCGCCGTGTGTTCGTTGTCGCACACGCTGGAGACTGGCGTCGTGCCGCAGCGGTACTTTTTGAGCGCGAAAGCGTGTTCGGGAATCCTCCGACGCGCGGCGAATCGTGGCAAGAAGTTACCGGCCCAATTGCAGGATGCTCTAACGGCGGCGGCGCAAACGGGCCTGGCAGAACAGCCGATGACGCGGACACGCTCGTGACTTCGTCGGTTACATCCAAATGCAGCAAAGGGACTGGCGGCCCTGCCGGTGATGAATGCCAGAATCTTGTTGCCTTTCACCCAACGCAAGACCCTATCAGCAGCGATGACGGCTTGACCCACAGCCGAGGCTGTGGGTCAAGCCGTGGATGCGCGACTGCGGCCGTTGCATTCGCCAACCGGACTCGCGACGGCGTTAAGGTTCCGGAGGTGATGGATCATGGACTTGCTCCAGCACTAACAAACCCCGGCGCTGGCGGCCGCAGCGATGCCGTAAATGTGGCGTATGCGTTTCGCGAAAACCAGCGCGGCGAGGTGCAATATGTTGACCCGCCCCATGCTCTCGCCAGCGGAGGCGGCAAGCCGGGGCAAGGCTACTGCGGCGTTCAGCAAGCAATGGCGGTCCGCCGCCTAACGCCCCACGAGTGCGAGCGTCTTCAAGGCTTCCCAGGCGATTACACGCTCGTTACCTACCGCAACAAGCCAGCGGCAGACGGGCCGCGATACAAGGCACTCGGCAACTCAATGGCGGTGCCTGTCATGCGATGGATCGGGGAGCGGATTGCGATGGTTTCACAACTCAAGGAGGTGACGAATGGCGTGGTCTGACAACCCACCGTGGAAGGTCCGCCAGGACCAACGGGCCGAGCTTATGCGAAAGATCGCCGCTGTGACGCGGGCGTATGAGTCGCAGGATCTCGCGTTCGACAAGGCCAAGGATCAGATCGAGGAATTGCTCAGTGGAGATGCGTCGCGGATCGTCCGCGTCGGCAACAGGACACACGAACCGGAGGTTCAATCATGAACTGGGATGAATTCGGCGAGGACGATTTCGAGGCTGGCGAGACGGGCGAGCAGGGCTTTGTGCCGGATGGCACGCACGTTGCCGAGATTAAGTGGGTTGGCATCCAGAACAAAGACTGGGCCAAGAACGACCGCAACCCGGATGGCAAGGTGCTCACCGTGAAGCTCGAGGTGTCGGCGAAGTACAAGCCGGTGTGGGAGAGCATCCCGTGCCACCAGCGTGGCCGCGTCGAGCAGCTTTGCCGTGCCGCGAGAATCGAGCCCCCCCGGGGCGAATGGGACGAGCGCGACCTCAAAGGCCAGATGGCCACGGTCGAGACGGTGCTGGCCCTAAGCAAGGCCGGCAACGAGTTCGTGAAGGTCGTGGCGTGGAAGCCGGGCGCGGAGCCGTTGCCGAAGGCAGTCCGCGAGGCGGCGCCACGCAAGACGCTGCCGCAGAAGGCGAAGGCTGAGTTCGTGGCGAACGGTGGCGGCGACGACATCCCCTTTTGAAACAGGAGCAGCGTCATGGATGACGAGCCAGACGAGGATCGCATGCAGGCCCGCCGCCGGC